GGCGACGGCATTTGCCGATGAGTTCCTGCGATCGTGCCCAGAGCCCCGATGTGCGCGGAAGGCTCACTGTGAGCCTAACAAGCACCTTGAAAAGCAGGGTAACAGCCAAGGTGAAAGCAACAGTGACATGGCAGGGTCACAGGCAGCATCACACGCAACGTCACCGGCACCATTGCCTTCACTGTCCGATGCACCGTCACGCTCAGGGTCTTTACAGGATCAGGATCAGGATCAGGATCAGAAACAGAAAGAAAAACATCCCACACGCGATCCATCGGTCCTGACTGTGGAGCAGGTGTACCGGCAGCTAGCCCTACTGTGGACACCAGCACAGCATGTGCTGCATGTGCAGTGGGTGGCCTGCTCGCCTCCGCCGCATCCCGATTTGCCAGGGCGAATGGAGCCAGCGACCGAGCGGTACTGGTACGACCTCATGCGCTCGATACAGCCGAGCGACGAGGATCTAACCAAGGCTGCGGCCTACGTCGCCGCTCGACAGCACTGGCAGGATATGAGAACGAAAACCGGGGTGACGCTTGCCTTCCTGGTCAAGCCAAACTCGGGAAACCTGTTCGACCTGCTGGCCAAGTCCAAGATTTGGCAGCCAGGAAGCCCACAGGGGGCCCAGGCGCACCGGGGGCATATTGCACCTTCAGCGGGTGCGAATCAGGCCGTCAGCATGGAAGAACTGGCTAGCCTCATACCAGCAGGGGGCAACCATGGCGGGTGATAGCTTGCTAGCTGGGTTTGAAGCTTTGGCTGCGCTTGCGGCTGCCCAAGAAGCGTCAGCGCCGTGCGGGCTGAGTCGCGAAGGATTGGACCGCTGCACAAAGCAGGTTGAGAGCGAGTGCCCCCTGCGAAAGCTCGACGTTTGCCCGCGCCAGCGTGATGCCGCGAAGACCGCGCAGATCGCAGCGGGTCGAGATCGCTTCCTTGCTCGCGGCGTGCCCGATCGGGTGCTGACGGTGGCATACGACCGCAAGCCGATCGAGACACCGGCAATCACTGCGGTGCGCCAGTGGCTGGACACACGGCACACGTTCCTGGTGCTCTCGGGCCCGAACCAATGCGGCAAGACCACAGCGGCGGGATGGGCGATGCTAAGCAGCAAGCAGCCGCGCATGCGGTTCCTCACCGTGTCTGCGGCGAGCAACCCAAGCACGCTCGATGCGCTGCTCGCGGAGCTGCCACGGCTCGATTTGGTGGTGCTCGACGATTTGGGGTCGACGTACTTTGGTGCGAGCGGCTTTGCTGTATCCGCGATCGAGCGCATGGTCGACGCTGTGTACCAGGGTCGCGGTCGCTGCATTCTCTGCACCGATGTGGCGATGCGCACGGGCGCAGAGTCGCCGTTTTTCAATCTGGTCGGCCAGCGCGTGGCGAGCCGACTGCTCCAGGCCGGTAAGTTGGCGGCTTCGCTCGGCGGGCCGTTCCAAGGAGGCGCACCATGAAGCGCAGTTCGACCATTGCCGATCGCCGATTTGCGGCGTGGGCCATCCGACGGGGCCTAGAGAAAGTGCAGGGCATGCCGGACCTGGCTGTCCCACCACAGGCCGAAGCCGCGATTGCTGCGATTGACACAGCGACATGCGGAGAGAATGTGCTGCCGTCGTTCTCCCGCAGCATGCGGGAGTTGCAGGTGCTGAAGTGGGTCAACGTCTTCGACCGAGAGTTGGCGGTGCTGGTAGCGTCGTCGCTCGGCTTCGCCTGTGGCTCAGCAGACACCGACCAGGGGATCATCGACCCGCTCATTCGGATGGCTCGGATGCAGGCGCGGATCACGTCGATTCGGTCCAGGCAGAGAGACACGCATCTAGCGCTTGTCGCTGCGGAGCGAGCCGAGCGAGAGGAGATTCACGACGCACGCTTTCGGCTGCGCGGACTCGACAAGGAGCCGGCCGATGGAAGCTGACGAGGTGCCACTGTCGAAGACTGAGCGGATGCGGCTGTTACAGCTACGCCGTTCGATCGTGGTTGGTATCGTCGGCTACGGCAACACGATGGCCCCGACCGCCAAGCGGGCTGCGGACCTGTACATCAGCCAAGCGTTTCAGTCGGCCAGACGATGGGCCGATGCGTGCGCGGACGATTGGGTGATTGTCTGCCCAAAGCACGGACTCATCACGCCGGACAGCTTTCTTGCCCCCTATCGAGCGAAGCTAGGCGCGATGTCGGTGCGCGAGAAGGTGGAATGGGGGCGCAGCACCATCTTGGCGATACAGCACCGCTACAACGGGTTCTCAGTGCGCTTTGTGGCCGTGTGCTGCGAGCCGCTACTTGAACTACTCCAGCAGTCCGGCGCTCGGATAGAGAGCCCGCTGCGCAACAAGAGTATGGGCGAACGATACGCGTGGTTTCTGGAGCGAGCCACGCAGGGAGAACTGCATGACTGATGCGAAGCCAGCAGTGGATCTACATCGGCGGGTATTGCCGCACTTTGCCGAAGCCGAGGAATCCGTCATCGGCGGTGTGCTGTTTCAGGGCTCTGCATTCGCTCGGGTGTCCGACGTGTTGCAAGGCTCGGACTTCTACGACGCCAAGTTCGAAGCGATCTGGGAAGCCTTTGAGCGCATCGACCGGGAGGGGCGACCAATCGACCTCATCACCGTCACCGACCAAATGCGTCGGCTCGGCACGATGTCGAAGCTGTCCGCCTTCGGGTCGGAGTCCTACCTTGCTGAGTTGTTGAACAAGGTGGCGACCACGGAGTCCATCACCACCCATGCGATGGCGGTCAAAGAGAAGGCGCTGACTCGAGCGGTGATCTTGGAAGCGTCGCGGGTGCAGCAGCTTGGATACGCCGACGAGATGGAAGGACAGGCGCTGCTCGACGCTGCGCAGTCGTCGTTTCTTGATCTTGGCCAAGGTCGGATTCGTGCGCAGTACGAGCCAGCCCGCACCATCCTTCACGCCACGCTGAGGGACTTAGAAGCGCGCTTCACGGCAAAGAAGGCGATCACAGGTGTCCCGTCGGGCTTTGCGGCATTCGATGACATGACCGCAGGCTTTCAGTCAAACGACCTCATTATCGTCGCCGCTCGCCCGTCGATGGGAAAGACGGCGTTCGTGATGAACTGCGCCGAGTTTGCAGCGGTCGACCAGAAGATTCCGGTGCTGGTCTTCAGTCTGGAGATGGGGAAAAAGCAGCTCATGGAACGCATGCTGTGCTCCTCCGCCTCGGTGGAGAGCCACAAGATGCGCAGCGGCTTTTTGGAGTCGCGAGACTGGATGGCGGTCAGCAAGGCCGCTTCTCGGATCGCGGAATCGCCGATTTACATTGAGGACTCGGGGAGCCCGACCGTCACCGAGATCCGCGCTCGGGCTCGTAGGTGGCGAGCTGACCCTCGCGTCTTTACGCCAGGTGTCGAGCAGGGCCTAATCGTCATCGACTATTTGCAGCTTGTGCGCGGCAGCAATCAGGGTAAAGACCACAGCCGCGAGAGAGAAATCAGCGAGATTTCACGCAGCCTGAAGGCGCTGGCTAAGGAGCTGCGAGTTCCGGTTATTGCGCTTTCACAGCTCAACCGGACACTCGAGTCACGGGCCGACAAGCGTCCGATGCTTTCCGACCTTCGCGAGTCGGGTGCCATCGAACAAGACGCCGACGTGATCTGCTTCATCTACCGCGACGAGTATTACAACAAGGAGTCGCCGGATAAGGGAGTCGCAGAGATCATCATCGGCAAGCAGCGAAGCGGGCCTACCGGGACGGCTAAGCTCACCTGGGTGGCCAGATACACGCAGTTTGCAAATATGGCCGTCGACACGCGGCTATAGCAGCGGCACCAGAGCGTTGAGCTGCGGCAGCACCATCACCACCACCACCCCGATGTATTCCGTGCCGCTGTTGTTCTTGATTTCCAGCGCGCCCGTGTCCTTGGACGCATACAGCGACACATCAAGATCGTCCTCGTACCGCTTTTTGAAGTGGATGAAGGTCTGGTACTGACCGGGCGAGCTGCTCCCGTCCCAACCCAGCGACGTGTAGAAAAGCTCACCTCGTAGCAGAGCGGAGTTTTGCGCATCAGCTCCGGTGTACGAGCGCAACAGGTGTGAGCCATTGGCAGGGTCTGGTGGACCTGGCAGTGGGTCGGCACCCGCAACAAATGAGTTGGCAAACGCTCGAGTCAGCAGGTTGGCATGCACCAGCAGGTACCGATCGCGGTGATCTCCGGTCTGGAGCACCACTGTGGAGTTGGCTTGTGCGACTCCTTCCCAAGTGAATAGCTCCGCGCCGGTCGGGTGAGTCCGCCCGCTGAGTCGTCCCCGCTGACTTTGGTTGGCCCACCCTGCTTCGATCGCGTGACTTGAACGGGCTACACGGTCGCGCATTAGCTTCGCTCCTTGAGCTGACAGGTAGCGGTGATGTCTACCGTGGCCCAGCCCTGGGACTTCTCGACAAACAGCACGCCGGTCGGCCCGACGTAAAGGGTCAGGTTTGGGCCGCACCGCAGCCGCCGATCGCCGCCGCCGGTGTAGATAGTCGCTATACCAACGTCTCGGGGGTGCAGATGATCGCCAACTTCACCTGGGCGAATGTCGCGCAGCGGGTCGAATCGGTACTCCACGGTGATGTGGCGGTCGCGCCAGTCGCGTGAGTTGTCGAGTAGAAACCCGACAGGTGAGACGGGGAAATCAAGGCTGGCTTGGACGCGGCAGCTATCCCAGGCCGGGCTTACCGCAGCCAGGCCCGGTGCGAGCGTGTTGGCTACGCCGTTGGCGCGCTGGTCAAACAGTGATGCCTGAATTTTATTAAGAATCAGCGACGGCACCCGCTGTAGCGGGGTGAAGCTTAGTAACAGTCCCATGGCTCGAATCTACACGAGCAGCCGGGCGGCCTGGCAAAGAAGCTTACGGCTCGGTGATGTGCGCCAACGACGAGACAGGGATCTCGGTCAGCTCGTAGGCTTTGTGAGAACGCTCCCAGTACGGCTTGTAATCGTCGGTCAGGTATTTCACGCAGTTCGTGGGGCTGGTGCGTCCGTAGACCATGGCCGGGAGTGGAATCGAGCGAGTGACTTGATACAGCGCCGACACCACCCTGGGCGGATTCAGACGGCAAAACTTCTCATCCTCGTCCTGTTCAACCCGCATGAACCCGCCAATCAGGTTGGCGTCGACGCAAATCACGGTCTTGCTCGCAATAAGCACCCGCGTGCTGCAAGTCGAGTCCGAGAAAAGCACGTCAAAACCCATCGGATGCGACAGGTCAGTGAAGCCATCGGGTACGCAGCGAATGGTTTGGTCGGCCACCTTGCGCAGCGTGCAGGTCGTTTTGAGCGTGGTGTCGTAGAAGCCTTCGGTGGTTCCGACCACCGCCCCACGATGCGAGACGTAGCGGGGGCGAATGCGAGCGGGTGTGGCCATGTCGGCGGGCGGTGCCATGGCGCTCAGGTCGACAAAGCTGGCCATGTCGTCCGGCGGCGGCATGTCGTCTCCGCCGTCGCCGCCAAGAAACTGTCGTTGGGAATCAATGCTGGGGTCCGGCACGCAGGCCGAACAGGCAAGAAGTAGAAGCGCAGACACACGGAGAATCGTCTTGATCATGGGGGCACCTCGTGTGCCATCAATCCTCCAGCACGTCGCGGTCTGTCAAGCTGTCGTCGTCGTCTGTCAAGAATCCACCACCGAGCAGGCGCGAGACGTGCCCCATCACAGTGACCGGCTTCCACCTGGCAATGATGGCGTCGAGCGCGGTGATCTGACCGATGGTTTTGATGGCAGCGACCGGCACGCCAAAGGCAACGACGAACATGCCGCGACGCGACAGGCCCAGCGCATCGAGGTTGGCGGAGGTGTTCTGAGCTGGTGTGACGTTGCCGACGCCGACGACTTTTTCAAGAGCGTTGGCCATCTTCCACAGGCGCGGGTCGGGCCGCTCCTGCAAGTGCGCAAGCAGTCGAGCCCATCGATCGGCCACGGGTGCCGCAATGGGAGAGAGTCGATACCAGCGTTCCCATTTCGCAAGCAGGTCGATGGACGTGAAGGGGAAAGCGTTCTCGACGAGCCGCTGTAGAGCGAAGATTGGCCCAGCTACGGCGTCGGCAATGACCCACACCGTCTGGTCGTAAACCGTTTGGTTTTCGTCGGAAAATGGCCCCTCGCCGTAGAGCCGCTTGATTTGGGCAACCAAGCGTTCGTAGAGGGTGTGTTGCTCGAAGGTGGCCCCTCCGAGCGGGATGGGAAAGCCAGGCATGCCGCTAGGCTAGCACGCCTAGACGACGAGACGGATCGGACGCGAAACCGGGGCCTTAGCGACGTGGGCGCGGATCTTGGTGTAGAGGTCGGCAGCGGAGGTCAGGATGTCAGCTACTGACGCTACGGACAGGATGCTGGTTTGGCTCGGCGCATCGGTCATGGCATGAATCGCGCCGTCTGCGACGTGAGCGTTCCACTTGGTGATGATCTCGTTCGGGAGATCATAGGTACCCAGCGGCACCGTTGGAACCGGCTGCGTCACAAGGTTGATAGTGTCGGCGATCGAGTGAACGACTGCGCCGACGTGCGACAGCATCTTGGTGCGCAGCTCGGTGAGTAGCGCAATCCACTGCGTCCAATCCACGCCGGTTGTAAGTGAATAGCTAACGTTGGCAGCGGCTATCACATTCGAGCTGTCCGCTGCGGAGTGCGCCCCTGGGGTTTTGACGACGTGATCCGAGAACAGCGCCTTCAGGAGGTTGGTGCGCTCGGCACCGTTCTTTGCTGTCCACTCCAGAGCGCTGAAGGTGATCGGCCCGGCCAACGTGTTTACGGTATCCACCGAGCTGTGCCACAGCCCGCCCGTGTTGAGCCGGTGCCGCTCGTACTGCGTGCCCAGGTCGTTTACCAGCACGCGAGCCGCTTCCAGCATGGTCGCCTCAATGCTGGCCGGGCTGCCCATCACCGCCACAATGAGACGTGCTGCGTCGGAAACCTTGTGCGCAAAGACATGATCGCCAACCACTTCATCGGCGAGGATGAGGTGAGCATTGACAAAGGCTTTGGCATCGAGGTGGAACTGGCACGCCTCGGAAAGATTTGTCGGTGCGGCAGCTCCGCCGACCAGCACCACCGGGCAACGCGGCGGCATGCCGATAGCGTCGGGTAGATACTCGGGACCGTCGTAATGCACGAACCCGGCGGACACCGAAGCGTGGACGCTGTTGTGTGCGTCGCGCTGCGCGTTGGAACAGTCGGGAATATGAACCTGTTGGGCCATGGTCACTCCTTGTGAAACTAAGCGTAAGACAGCGAGGACAGCGAGTACCGCCAGGTCGCGCCGTCAAACACGGCCATTGCGATGCCTCGCAGTGTTTTGGCCTGGTTGTAGACTTGCACAGCCACCGCATCCACGGCGAACGTGAAGGTCTTGGCCGGGTCTGTGGTGACGCCAAGCGCGTCGTCAAAGATAAACAGGTAGCGGTCGCCGCGTACCGCTGCGGTCGTTTTGAGGTCGATCGCAGCGTTGGCAGCCAGCGTCCCAAACAACCTGCGCGTGTGAGCATCGACGTGCGGGAACAGCAACTTGGTGCCACCCGCTGATATGTCGACGTTGGCCACGTCCTCTTCCGGTGGCCGGGCCTGATTGCGGCTGACTTCGACCCACGCCACCCCGTCGTAAAACAGGTGCAGATAGTCCACCGAGTTCGGCGGTGTCGAAAGGGTGAACGGATAGCGCAGCTTGAAGTTAGGCGGCAGCGACGTCAGCTTGCGACCACCGGTGCCGTCTTGGATGAACGCAAGACGCAACATCGCGCCGACCTCTGCGTTCAAAACAGACGCGATGCCGATGTCGCCGCTAAGCCCCGCTGACTCATGATAGGACGCGAGGTGCAGATCGATGTCTACGCTTGGAGAATAGGGGTAGGTGCGCTTGGTGATCGCCGCAAAGCGCGAGAACACACCTCCCCACGCCTCATCAAAGCGACCCAGCGTTCCGACACCGGGAGCGTGTGGGCAGTGACTCACGCCGCCCGACTGGTCACTCTTCCACCGAACCATGCCGGTGCCGTCGTAGGCCGCCTCGATTTTCCATACCTTGGTTGCGGTAAGCGCGTGATGTCCGGCGAGGTCGCCGTTGCAATACGCGGTGAGCGTCGTGCCGCCGCCGTTGCGCAGCTCGAAAAGGCTGTTGCTAGCGATAAGCGGGGCATTGACGTTGAGAATGTAGGCAGGCCCGATGAGCGCGCCCGATTTCATCTGGATAGGGTTAGCGGTGTTGGACCGAATGCTGTTCGGTCCGCCGTGCAGCCGCAGACCGTCAGCGTACAACCCGTGCTCATTGTTGCCTGCGGAGTCTGAGACACCGAGCAGCAACGTAGAAAGCGGCGAGGCGTGATTGGTAAACACGACGCCGCCGACGTTGATGTCTGCAAAGATTCGCGTGGGGAGCACGTTGGCCCCGCCCGCTGCGTTTGCGTAGGCGTTGTGCAGTGTGCCCACGCTGCCTGTCAAAGACAGAACCTGGATGGAGTCGTACGCCCATTTGACGTACGTCTTCATCTGGTTCCACTCTTTTGCGGACAGATGGGTCTGGGGGTCTACGGGGAGATCGCGGTCCCGCTTGTCAGGACCGAGAGAGGCAACGTCGTCTGTTGGTGGGGGAATGGGCACTATTGGCATGCGTTAAGCATAGCGCAGCGTGAGCGATAGCAGGGCGCATTGGGACAAAGGCGGGGGCACAAGGTCGGTAACTGGCGCAACGATCGTTAGGTTTTTGACGCCGCTCACACTCCGCACCACCGCATGCAGCAGGTTGTGCGTTAGGTCAGATGGCCCACGGGTCGACGGGCTTGGGTAGCGGCTTGGCGGCAACGTGTCACCAGGGCCAAGGCTGCCAAACATTTCGAGCAAGTTGTCGCGCACTGGCTCGATAAGCGACGAGCCCGGCCTGACCACGCGACCAGCGGGCACCGCCGTGGATATCTCGGTTTCGATGGTGAAGCCGCCCGCGTCCACGGCTTCGACTTTGGCTTGTTCCAAGAACAGCGGCACGCCGGTCGGAATGACCACCCGTGAGCCGATGGCAATGAACGGTCGGGGGTCGACGGTCGTGTTGATGCGCGAGGTGGTGCAGCCGACCGCAGTGGTGAGCGTGCCAGTCCAGTCTGGTCCGAAGCCGATGCCGCCCGTGATGATGAGGTCGAGCACCACGTTGAAGTCGGTAAAATCCGTGATGACCCATTCGTGGCCACCGACAGCGACGTATCCGGGGTTGGCATCGGTCGGCGGCTGCGGGGCGATCGTGTTCTGAATCGACAGGACTCGAGTCGCGCCAAGATGCCGCGCTCCGCGTACGCCCTGCACGATCGCCCGCATGGTGCCGGGGCCGTTGTACACATCGTAGATCCACGCCTGGTCAACGCCTGGCTGGTCGAGCAGTAACTGGAGCGCCTGCGATCGGTTGTTTGCAGCGGCGCGCTCGGCATCGTGATCGGCCATGCGCTGAGCCCATGCGGACTGGCTTTCTGCAAGGTCGCCACCGGCCAACTCCAGCACTTCGCAGGTTGGATTGGTGACGACCGGCGTAAAGGTAAGCTCGATGCCGTACACCTGATTATATTCGGGGCCCACCGACTCGGCGCGGATCGGGATGATCATGCCGGGTTCGGGAAACAACACATCCGGCGGAGCAACTGGCGAGGGCTCGACCTTAAACCGGCCATAGATGGTCACAGCTCCGCCACCAGCGAGATCCTTGATGGCGTAGTAGTTTCCGTTGATGCCGAAAATGTCGCCGACTGACATGCCTGTGGTCGAAGAGACGACCACCACATCGGGCCGCAGCGGGTCGAATGCAACCACAGTCTTGTTCGGCCAAAGACCAGTCGCCGATGTCTTGGCGATTGTCGTGGTGTAGCGCAGCCCATTTGGCGCGGTCAGCAAGCTGTTGGCGGGCTGCACGGCACCGGCCAGCGCTCGGAGTAGCACCAGCCCTTCGGACTTTGCAGCGGGCTTCTGGGTAATGTTCCGCTGCTTGCCGTGTCGCGCCAGATACTCAGGGAGCGCCTCGGTCGGAAAGTATTGGAGCGCAGCCAGCGCCAGCTTGCCGTAGATCGGCTGTACCAGCGTGCTAAGCACCTTGGTCATCACGTCGTAATCGCTGTACGGGTCGAGCGACGCTTTGCCCTTCAAGAAGGCAACCACCGCCTGTCGCGCCCTGGAAAGAACTTCGTCGAGCTTGGGGATCGTAAATTCGCCAGCCATGTCAGAAGCTTAGCCCGAACGCGGCGGTTTGCGGCTCGCCTCGCGAGTCTTGGAACTGCACCTTGACCTCGACGAAGGTTTCCGCCCCTGGTCGCTCGGTGACAGTAGTGGTCGTAGTGAGGTTGCTGATTTGGTTGCTGTCGATGAGTGGGCGCAGTGTCCGCGCCACCTCGACCTCGATTCTCTCGGGCAAATCTTCAGTGATCTTGTCCAACTCGTGTAGCTTGGACCCGGCTCCCGGCAAGGCGGGTGAGCTGTTGTAGCGGAGCCGCAGCAGGAACATCACGGAGGTGGTCATCGTGGTGTCCTCAGCGCGCTGTCCGTTTACGAGAGTCCAATCGCGACTGGTCGGGTCGATGCGTCTTGTGGGGTTGCCCATTTATGCTCCGTGGCCAAAAATGCCAGCTCGTTCAACGTACCAGAGGAGAAACGACATCATGAGAACCAGAAGCTTGCTAGTTGCCAGTGCTGCCCTGTTGCTGTTGTCCTGCGGAGGCGTGGTTGATGCGCCGCCTGAAAAGACCCCCACGCCCGTGATGAAACTTGCGGAGGGGCCCGCCCGCTCAGGTACCGATATTCGTCAGGTGTGGATTCAGACCGATGGTGGGAGCCGCGTGCGGTACCAGGACACGGTGTATGCCTCCGTGCTATCCGACCGCTTCAAGACGCCGATCTACTGCGCGTTCGGTCGCGCCGGTCGTGATGGACGGTCTGCCTGCATCCCCAACTACCAGAGCTCGCTGTCGTGGGACGCTGGGGCCGGGCTGTACTCTGACGCTAATTGCGTCACGCCGGTGGCCGTTGAACAGGCCAACTATCGCGGCTGCATCGGCGGCAAGACGCTGTTCGTGGTGACGACGTTTCAGACTGCCGACGGATGCTCGCAGCTTCCCCTGGTGAGCGAAGCAAAGGAGGTGGTCATCACCACCGCCTACGGTCGCTCCCTGGGAACTTGTCGCCCGATCGCAATAGACCCCACGGCTCGGTTCTTCGTGATGGGGGCAAGCGTGGACGAGCAGCTCCCACGCGGCACCGTTGGCATCGAGTAGCAGCTACTCGACTTTTACCAAGCTGCTGAACGTCTTAATAAGCGCGAGCGGGGAGATGGTGATCTCGGGGGGACCGCCGTAGGTGCCGAGCAGGATGAATGGCGGTATGACCGTCGACGCCCCCTTGGCATTCACGTAAGTGATGTTGATCGTCACGGTGGGTGGGGGGCCCGCTGCTGTAACGACAGTGATCAACACCTTGTCGCCTCTCACCTCATCGTCTTCGCGTGCCGCTCCCCGCTGAGCGTTCTTACCCACCGCGATTTTCTTGTCTGCGACGGTAATCGTCTGAGGAGCTGAGCCCAGCGAGTGAATCCGCGAAGCGCCTGATGGCAGCTCGGTGAGCTTGCCGGTGGCGTCTCGGTCGACCACAGACAGGATCTCGCAAAGCTGGCCATCACGGAGGGCAATGGCATCGTGCCCTATCGAGTCGTTCGTGGGCCGCGATTGAAACCCGGCCTGCTGCCGAATGCGGACGTTTGAGCGGGGGCGATCGGCGAACTCTATCGTGGCGACCATTTCGCCGCTGGCATCCACCGAGATTGACGTGACCTCACCGACATCGAGCATCACTAGCTTTTAGAGCACGATCGAGCCCTTGGGAACCAGCGTGAGAGCAGTCGTGGCTGCGTTGGCGTCAGAGCGGCTCTTATCGAGCACCCGCTTGGTGATGAACCCAGACAGATCAGGGATAGGCTTGATCCGCTCGTCTCGAATGTGACAAAGCGTGTTCACCGTGTAGACGTAGCCGCGCTTCGACCTGTGCCCCGCAACGGTGTACTCGTAGACCTCGGAGTTGGCGTTACGATGGGCAAGGATGCGCTTGGCGATGCGATCGGCCTGCTCGTTCGACACCGGGTTGTGGTCGATGACGTAGCGGCGACGCGGCCATGTGTAGTCAGCAGCGGTCTTGGCGTACCCGCGTATGGCCGACTTCTTTTTGGTCTTGCGCCGTGTCGTCGACCTGGGATCGGCTGAGTGGTACAGCGAGCCGCGACCAAGCACCTCGACTTCTGTAGCTGTCGATGTCGCGCTACGGCGTCGACCGCCGCGAAGGATGTTGGTGCGATCGGGGTCGGACAGGATGCGACGGATCGCGTACAGCTCCTCCTGGTCGTAGTCAGGCACCGTGAAACAGAAATTACCGTCGGCGGTGAAGTACGGAATGACCCCAAGGTTTTCCGCGTGCCGGTGGATGAAGTCCCACTCGGTTTCGCCTGGGTGCGGCTGCGCGTCTTCCAGCGACTGCCGGATAAAGAACTCATTCACGCCCGAGCTTGCGACGCTGGTCGTTCCCCGACTGGTGCGCACGGTCTTCGTTGAAGCGATGACCTTGCCCGACAACAGGCTTCGGTTGGCAACATCGTCGGCGCTAATTTCAAAGTCGATGCCGTGTCCTCGGTACTTGGCGCAAATCTTCTCGGCAATCGATGGCAGCGTGGTCTGCGAGTCGATATTCAGATCACGCGGCACCTCGTTCTCCATCAGGATGTGCGCAGGATCGAGCGCTTCGACGTGGATCATGGCCTCGCCGTTCTCGCCTTCCTCCCAGAATTGGTCGACGATGATCATTGTTGCTAGGCGAATGCCATCGAGCTCCAGCGCTATCACCGCATCAGGCAGAGTCAGGTTCGATACGCGCTCGACGTATTCCGGGGCTGGCAGGTCGGTTCCAGCGCCATTTGCAGCCAGGGTGAAGCTTGCGCTGTTTGCTGGCTGAAACAGATCCTCGGTGACTGAATACGTCGTCCAGGTTTGCAGCCGACGGCCCTGCTCGCCAGTCGGGCCGGACAGCACGGTGAGTGTGACGCGATCCTCATTCATTTAGCGATCCAAGAAGTTGATGCGCGTCGAGGATGGGTATTCATCGCGCATGGTGGGGTTGTATTTCATTATCTCTTCGGCTCGACTGGCATCGCCGTAGAGAGCGTGTGCGATCTCTGCTGCCGACATAGCTCGGTCGAACACCGCAGAAATGAGCCGGGCTGACTTGGCTTGTGCGTCCTGTCCGGCTTCCTCGATCTGCGCTTTGGCCCCAACCGCAGCGACCATCACATCTGCGTTGTCGCTGAACAGCATCTCTTGAGTCGCGAGCAGGTCATCGAACCGCAGTTTGATCCGGTCGGTTTCAGCCCGAATCTGGTCGAACGTCGCTTCCTCGGATTGAAGCCAAGAATCGAACTCCTGCACCAGCTCGACAAACGGCGGAGTCTTCTGCAGGACGCCAAGCATCCCCCGGCTTGGGAAAGACGGCAAGGACGGCGGGGCCGGTGGTGGACTGGCAAGCAGCGCGTCGACTTGCTGCACTCGCATGAACACGTCCACAGCCAGGTCGCCGTTGATCACATCAAACCGCTTGGGCGGAGCTGCCGCAAGCTTGGCCACCGCGCCATCAAGGATCGCTGCGTTGGCCTTGGCACCGGCCAGCGGGTTGCGCTCCACGATGTCGTTTTGGGTCAGCCCCTCCTCCATGTCTTGGACGAAGGCAAAGTTGACCGTGCAGCCGTTGAGCGTATCGACGCTGTACTGAACGTCCCATTTGGTGAAATGGCCATTGATCTCGCCAAGCACCGGAAGCTTCAATTTCCCCTGTCGGGAAAGCTGTAGCCGCCGACGCATCTGCATGAACGTGATGGGCCACAGATCCTCGTAGCCGTCGATACCGTTCAAAAAGTAGATCTGCCCGGTCACATTGAGCGAGCTGACCGAAAGCCCCTCACTGGCCTGATATCGCCGATGGGGGAACTTGTAACTGGTCCACTCCATGATGTAACCGGACTCGTCCCACGCCGACATCGGAAACGGGCCAATGCCGTCGAAGTAGATGGGCGCTCTGTATCGCTCCTCGTTCGCCATGGGCTAACGCTACCATGGGCCGAGGCAATACCATTCAGAGGGAGCAGGTGGGCGCGCTCAGCGTGAAACCGAGCGCGCCTACCAAAACCCGATGAGCCGGGCGGAACTAAGTCCCTATGCGACGAGCACAGGCACAGAGCTGGAAGAACTTGAAGCCTACTGCCGTTCCTGCGTGGCTGCCATCATTTTCGTAACGCCACGAAAATGGTCCTAGTGCTGACCGGGCTTCACCGGCACCCGCTTGCCGCCGCGAGCTGCTTGCTGTGGGCTGCGCGCCTCAGCGGTGACGCTGGCCTTCTGGCCGTTCTGCAAGGTCACGTTCACGCTGACCTCTAGCTTTCTCTGTAGTTCGTCGCGCTGCTGCTGGAGCTTCTGCAAATTCTCTTCACTCGATTGTTTCTTCCGCTCCATGTCCTTGCGGATCTCCGCTTCAGTCGATATCTCCGAGGTCTGCTTGCGCTTGTAGTTGGCATATAGGCCAATTGCTGATAGTCCGAACCCCTCGACGATCGCCTTGCCCTTGTCGCCGGTCCATCGGCCAGCAAGGTCGCCAGCCACGTTGACCACGCTTGCAGCGCCCGGTGTCTGGTTCTGAGCTTCCTGCATAATCTCCGATGCTGCTTGGATCTTATGCCTGTGCTTCATAAAGTTTTGGTATCCAAATACTTCTGCTCTGGACAAGCGGGCCTTGGTTTGTCCCTCGTATGTGCCCATACGGAAATCGAATCCCTCATCGAGAAACGACTGACCAAGTTTAGGGTCGACGTTCTCAAGCTCTTTGATTCGTTCCGGGTTGCGCAGAATCGACATCACGCCCTCACGGGCCTGCATGTCCTTGACGACCTCGTAAAGCTTAATTCGTCCGACCTTACGACCGCCAGCTTTTGCCTTAGATAGCGGGTCAGACTGATTGGCTAACCGCAGCTTGCCTTCGGTTTCAGCGCGACGTATGCCGCTTGCGATTTCATCAGGGTCGCGAAGGCTTGCCGCCCCAGTCTTTTTGTCGACCCTCATTGGGTCAAACCCGTACGTTTCTTTGAATCGCTCCCTGGTCTTTTCGTCGGCAAATTTGCTGAGCATGTTTTCTGCTCGGTTCACCGTCAGGTCAATGTCACCGCGCAGCTTGGGATCGTCGGCCATCGCTTGCAGAAGCGCCTGACCCTTGCGGTAGGCGACCAGGCCGGATGTGTTCTGCATTCCCATCAACTGAGCGATGACGCCGCCGCCCTTGGTTTGAATGTTCTTTGCGGACAGCGATCCTTTTTCTTCGCCCGCTCTGGTGATGCCCTGCATAGCGGTCACATCTTCGGCGCTGGTCAATCCCAAATCGCGCATTGTCGTTATCTGGGATTCAACGGACGAAGAGATTTCCTCGTTGTCCAGATAGTCACCAGTGCCTGCCACAAGAAGCTGTCGAAGCATTGCGCCGTTTTTGGCTAACACCTCACGGCCCATGCTTTTCTTTTCCTGTGCGCCTAACACTGCTTCAATGGCGACGGTTTGCGGCACACCCGCTTGCAGCGCTACCGATTGGATCGTTTCCTTTGCAGCGGCAAAGCCCTTTTCGTCGTTGATGAGCGACAGCTTGGCGCGCAGTTTGTTGAGCTGTTTATCCAGCTCGGCAGCATCCTGGGTCGATTCCTCGAACCCTTTGATGTGCGCGATCTTGGCAAGCTCTTGGAGTTTCTGTTTGCCCTTGTCGAAGACCCGCGTCATTGCTTCGGCGGCAAACACGCCGTTGCGCAGTTGCTCGGCAAACGATCGACTCGCGGTGCCGATGCCAAGAATCGTCTTGCGCGAGTTGTCCATCCACTTGTTCAAGTCCTGAGCCATCAGCTTGGCGTCGCGGATGGGGATACCGGCCTGACGCATGGCCTGCTCAAACTTTTTTGTGTCGCCGCCGCTCTGCACGAGCAGTTGTCGAGCTTCCTTCAGCGGCAGCACCATCTGACCGTTGATTGACTTGCTCGCCTCCTGAATGGCCTTGACCAGCTCGGCGGAGGCCCCCTTTTGGTTCTTGAGCGCATCGGTTACGGCCTTGTCGTCCTTGACGACGAATCGAACGATGACTTCCTCGGACATGATGGGTGACTCCTGCTACAGCGGTCGCCACGGCGGATGGGCCGGGTTGCGGAATGGGTGCTTGAGCGCAGAAAACGCCCGCTCGATGGGGGTCTTGGCGTCCTCGTGGATCGGGAGGTGCTTGTCTTCGGCGTCGCACAGCATCTCCCAATAGGCCACTTGGTCTGGGGTCAGTCCGGGGAAATGACCGTAGGACAGTGTGTCACTAAATAGTCCATAAATTCCCCCACCTGTTCGTCGGTGTAAGCGGCCCAATCGATCGGCCCGTGCTTTTTTTTTAACACCGCAAGCAGCCTTTCCCACTCGTGCTCCTTGGCGAGCCGGTCGTAGGTCGACAGCGGTGCGTACTGCGCGGTGATCTGCCCGTAATAGCCGACAAGCGTTTTCAGTGTGTGCTCGTCGCGGATGCTGGTCCGAAGGTGTTCTGGGTCGGTGAACAGCGGCTCCTCAGGCTTGTTGAGCTTGACCGATAGCTTGATACCGCCCGTCTCATCCACGCCGGTTTCTAGTGCCTTGCAGCGCCTGCACGCAAACGCCATCAGGGCAAGGTTCTCAAACCGCGTCAGCATGTCGCGGTCATCGAGCAGGTCGAGCTGCTTACCCTTGCCGCGAGAGTACAGATAGGCCGACTCCATCTCTGGAATCGTGCATGTCCGCATCTGTATCCACTGCGTGGGTTCTTCTGGCCATGGCACCCAAACAAGCATCGCTGCCCCGATCTTGACGGCAATGACTTCAGCCTCCTCATCAGGAGGCTCGTCTTGAGAACTTGTGGTGATGCGGGGAGCTGCTACGGGAAGGCCAGAGAGGATTTGTGCCATGCGCCTGAGACTAGGCGCGCAGCGGGGGGCTAGTCAAACGAGGGTGCGCCGCAGTGGATGGTCACTGCCTGCGAGCTGGGCTTCTCAAGACCGAAGTCCCAATCAGCTCGCAGCACGCGGCCTTCGTACTTGGCGCGTCTGCCGGTCGTGTCACCTTCGATCTGGCCGTAGATCGTCAGCGTCTGCTTGTTTCGCATCGCCTCGATAAACGAAAACTGTGGCGAGCCTTCGATACGAATCGCGGTGCTAAACGTCACGACGGTTTGAAAGGGACCGTTGCTAAAGCCCGACAGACCGCCGCGCTTGGCGTCGCCGCCAAACGTGTTGACCGGCTTGTCGCCGCTTTCGTGCGCGAGCTTGACGTCCATGAGATCGGCCACGTAGCTCAACACTCCGCCACGCGCCTTGATGTGGCACTGCATGACGGAGGCATAGCTAATCAGCGGCGCAGATTGCTGGGATGGGGATGCCATGTTTCACTTCCTCTTGCGGTTAGGCCGCTTTGGTGGTCTGTCGCAGCGTCATCTCGGCCTGTGCGAACCAGCCAATGACTTGCAGCGGGACGTTGGGGACGAGCATGCGGTCGCCGTTGGCCGGGTGGATCTGCGACTTGACCGCGTTCTGCGCCAGCATCTTTTCGACCTTCACGAGCTGGCCGATGGCCTGACGCTTGCGCAGCTCGTCGAAGATGTACTGGTCAAACAGCGAGGGTCGCAGCACGTACTCTGCGGGCTTTTCGTTCGGGTTCTCGGGGTCTTCGTCTTCCATCTTCCACCCCGCGAACGTCGCTGGGATGTCAGCTTCCCAATGGTCCGCGAGGTCATCGGGAACGAGGACGCAGTTGAGATTGAGGCAGTTGTAATCAGGGCTGCCGTCAATCGCCTGGAATCGCGTGGTGATCGGACGGGTTACGACGCCGACCGTGGGCTGTCCTGGATAGGTGCGAATCGGACACGCGCCGACGTTAAGCGCAGCGGTGGCTTCCGGCTCGGTGATCCTGTCGGCGTTTGCCACGGGGCCACGGAAGTTCCGCAGGTACACGCGGTCCTTGCCGCCGTTGATGAGGTTTGCCGCGATGTCCAGGTTCGTGCCCTGGACGATGTAGGCGGCGTAGCGAGCCGCGATGCGGATTGGCGTGTCCTCTGCCTTCTTGCACCACGCCATCGCGCTGCGGTGCGCGTTTACGCTGGTGGTCACGGTGGTGACTTCGCTGAGCGTTCCGGTGTGCGCCCAGACCACGATGCCGCGCAAGCCGGTGAGGGGATCGGCGCGCTGGTTGATGTACTGCACCCAGCGCGGGACGCCAACCGACGTCGACACGCTGTTGTCGGGACACACGATCATGGCTGCCCGAAGGTTGGCAATCGCGTCGAGCGCAGACGATGGATCGGCATCGGTGACGCCCACGGTTTTCACCGTAATCGCGTAGGTGCTGCCGGTAACTCCGTCAGCTACCCAGCGGATCGCCATCAAGTTGCCGCGAGCGCCCTTGTGGACCCACCGGAAGTCGATGGAACCAGCGATCGGCGCGGTCGGGCAGTACACCGGGATGTCCCGCCTAACAACGAAAGCGTTGTAGATGGCGGTTGCCTGCTGGAGCGGAGTCATGCCGGGGGTGATCGGCACCTCGATGTAGGTCGGGTCGCCCTGCACCGTGAATAGAAGCGAGCCACCGAGCACGGCGTTGTTGGTAATGGCAAACGTCTGCTCGGCGTATGCACCGCCGCCCGCTTCGGGAAAGCTGACGCCGTAAAGCGTCAAGTCCGCGTTCTGGTCAAGCGCTGCGGCCACGCCCTGGTGAATCTCGCTGCCATAGCCCCACTTCTGCCCGGCGTCGTCCACCGACAGGATGGGTCCATTCACCACCCCATCGGCCAGAGTGGCGACACCAATGCCAACGCGCTTGGCGTAGCCGGTGATCACGACGTTGCGGGTAGCAGCTCCGCTTGCCTGCGGGCCGAAGCCGAACAGGACGGACATAAAGACCCGTGGATATCGGTTGCTTGGACTGATGGCCATCTCTACTTCTCCCTCGATTCGTCAGCGAGCACCAGACCGCCTTCGGCAATCTGCATGCGGTAGAAGCTCTCATCTGGCACTTCCTCGACGATCTCGGTTCCGTCGAGGTCGTACCGAGTCAGTCGAATCTCGCGGCCCGCCAGAAACAGGTCGGAGGTTTGCTCCATGGCCGTCACGCGGCCCGCCGTGTCGGTCGAGACTTTGGTGATACCGGGTGCCCCGGTGACGGTGTGATGCACCTGCTCATCCGGCAGATAGTTGCCGTCGGCACCTCGATTGCACTCGCGGTAGCCAATAAAGTGTCGACCCGGTGCGCCGACCTTTAGGACCATGCGGCCTGGGACGGCCTTGACCTTGAGACTCATGGGAACTCGCTCCTTGCGGGGTGATGGGATGTCGCGGCTGACTCTAGCGGAGGCGTCAGCCTCGTGTCTACGAGGCTACCGGATTCGGTCTTGCCCCGCAGTAGGTAGTCAAAGTACGCGCCGTTGAAGGCGTCGAGCAGTAGCCCCCAACCCGCTTCGGAGTTTGACCAATAGCTGTCGTACTCAAACGACCCTGTGAGCGTCGGGAATATCGTTTGACCGTTCGGCCCTCGATACCCTTCCTCTGACTGGTAGGTCTGATAGGCCCTCGCGTAGTCCCCAATTCGCGCTGCTCGCAGCAGGTTGCGGTCCTCAGGGCAGCGCTGCACCTCTGCAATCACGCGCCGCATCTGCTCGTCAAACTCACCGAGCAGCGGCCACAGCCGTTCGGTTTCAGACTGCCCTGGCAGCATCCACAGCCATTTGACGGTGGTGCGCCGTCGGTCAACGCTGGCCGTGTGACGCTTGCTGTTTGTGCGGTCGCGCCATATCGCAAAGAGCGGCCACGACACGTCGCCTTCTTTCACGACGTCGAGCAGCGCGCCCGAGCCGCCGAACGGGTTGGCGTTGAACACCGTCTCAATGGGTCGCGTTTCGGGGTTGGCAAAAGTGACGCGGAAGTTTTCGAGCCAGCTTTCGCACAGCGCTGGGAAACGGGGGGGGACGTAGCCGCCTCCCAGGTGTCGCACAATGATCGCGGTCCATGCGACGATCTGCCAGTCGTAGATCTGGCTGCCAGGCGCGAGCAGCGACCGTGGTTCGGTCGGCGGCGATATCGGCGGCCTGCTCACGACGTCCTCGTAAGACCGCCGGTCGGCGTGTAGTTCGCACCGTCGTACGTTTCAACAGGCATCGTGCGCAGCATCTGTTCGTACTGCGAGCCGTAGTACATGGCCTGCCGATCCCATTTGTCGCCCTCTTGCTGCGTGTTCTGGCGAAACAGCAGCTCCAGGGTTTTGAACGCCTTCAGTTGCGTGAGCGGCGTGGTGTTCGCAAAGTCGGACACGCGCAGCGGCTTGGCGAACTTCTTCAAGTCGACGACGACGAGTAGTTCCGCCTCGTCAAAAAAGATGTCGTAGACCGTCTTGCCTTCAGCAGCGAGTGACGCGGCCTGGCTTTTGCGCCACGTCGGCACGAGGTTGTAGCAGCTCGCATACTTCACCCGAAGATTGTCCTCGGTGCAGGGAATGTCACCCACGGTTCGTCTCCTCGATGAATTGGCGCATAGCCAGCGAGAACACCTGGGTCATGCGCACCTGAAATTCGATTTGGGTCATTGCCCCCGTGATGAAGGGGTTCGGCTTTGTGCCGGGGTGGTTGACTTTCTTGGTAAACACCACTCCGCCGGCCTGTGTTTCAAACCGCAACCGACCACGCGGACCGCGAGCCGACTTCGCTTCGATCGGGTGCGGCACGGTGCCGCCATCGATGAAGCGAGCAGCTCCCCCGGCTTTGACGTAGCCGGTGATCTGCGTGTCGGTCGTCTCAGCGGTCAGAATGCCGCCTTCGATAGATCGTCGGGTGTCTCCGCTGCGGTCAGTGAATGACGCACCGCGAGCGCGCTCGGCTGCCTCAGACATCAAGCTGTCGACACCGCGCTTCAGTACGTCTTGCAGCTTGGACTGCACCACGGCGTACAGACCATCGAGCCCGCGTGTGTCGAGCTCCATTTTGAAGCTCATTTGTCGGCCCTCCGCAAAGTGCGAGACGCCTTAGCTGGACTAGCTGACGCATCGACAGCGCTGGCCTGGTCCACTACGGCCGTCGTCGGTGCGCTCACTGCTTGGTCGGTTGTTGCTGTTTTGTCGTCCACCACTACCGGATGAGTCTCATCCGGCGGGATGCTGTGCGCTTCCGGCTGCGCATTGATGACTTCTGGGGCAACCGGCGGTGCATCGAAGTGGGTGCCGAAGTCGTAAGAGTATTGCGACTTCAGCCAGGCGAGATACTCCGACCGCAGCTTGGCATCGAGCGGCATGCCTACCTTGTCGCAGGGCACCAGCTCATACAGCTTTGGCAGCGGACCAGAAAGATACTGCTCGGCCCAGAGCTGCTCGATAATGCAGGAAAGGCGCAACGGGTTGCCGTCAATGTGGACGTTTGGACGCACCCATCCGCTGACATGCGTAGGCCGAAGCAAACGCACGCGAGCAGGACGGGTGAGGTTTAGGGGATTGCGATTCGGGGGAACTTTTGTGAGGAGGCCAGCGATTTGATGTAGGTCCATGCCGAGAGCATAGGCCACCAAATCGCTTCGAGGCTAGTACAGCGGGTTGAAGAAGCCTTCCATCATGGCGGCAGCTCCAGAGGAGCCAAGCGCCCAGCTATGGTCGAGACACACGCGCATCTGGTAGAGCGTCGCGTCGTGTGCCACTCCAAGCTGCTCAATGTACCAGCCAAAGCCATACTGTTGAAAGACTTTGCCGGTCGGCATACCGCGCACGACGCCGATGAACGCACCGAAGTCGATGCCATCGCTCTCGGGCGTGCGGGGGTCGAGGCAGACGCACAGCACCGGGCGGGTCGGCTTGCCGTCCATCATCTTGATGGGCACGGTGTCGTCGACGATAATTGCATGCCCGTCGTACACGGGAAGCTTGCGCTTGGCCATCGGCAGGATGTCCTGCGGAACCGGAGCAAGGGAGTTGCCAAAGTCCTCGTGGTCGATGGTGCTGCCACCGAACGACCGAGCGACCTCCTTGAGTGCATTCAGGTCGCTCGGGTGCATGATGTACACCGTCCACATGCTGTCGCGGTAGGCCGGGAACAGCTTGTTGCGGAGCTCGTCGAGGTACTTCGGCGAGATGGCGGTCGGCGTCGGCAGCGACGTAATCTGGTCCGGTTCCATCAGGCTGATAAGCCCGTCCGGGTTGTTGCCGGTGCTGCTGAACTCGATCTCACACAGGCCGTCCGAAGCGGGCAGCGCTGCGGTGGTGACGGTCACGTAACCCGCGCTGGAGCCGCAGTACAAGGTGTACGTGTTGTTGGCAGCGACCACGACTTCGGGGCCGTAGAGGTTGTCACCGGGGGCCTTGAAGGTCAGCGTGCTGTTGGCCTTGGTGAACCGAAGGAAGCCAGTGCCACGGGTGTTGTCAATGCTGTGTCCGACCGAGATGGCCGGAATGTCCACCGCCGTCAGCGAGCCGCCCGGCTTGATCATGGCCACGTCCAGCCACTTGCCGGTGATGGCGGTCGCCCAGGCGGTGCGCGCCATGTCCTGCATGATCATCTCGGCGCGAGTCCATAGTGGATCTTTGGGCTGCGGAGACGGCGACATGGGGTTGCTGGTGTAGTACGGCGCGTT